GAGCCAGTGGTTGTACATGACTTCACCAAGCAGCCTGGTCAGACCGTTCAGTTAGATCGCTATCGCTTCTTTGGTAATCCTGGAACTAAGACCTCTAGAGAGAGGACTCAGGATCAGACTATCGGAACAGCAAATAGCAGATCTATTGTAAAGGACAAAGTACTTGTATCTCTTAGGGAATATACAGGTCCTGCTGACCCTAACAATTCAAATCTTCCTAGCACATTTAAAATTGCTAGAGAAACCCTAATGACAGCTCAGCGTTTACTGCTTGATACTGGAAACTTAAACATGTTCCATCAATCAATCGGTTCGTTGACACTGTTAGACGATTACCGTAGATGGAGAGACAGAGTATTCATTGATGAACTATTCAAATCTGAATCTCGTGGTGCTGCATCTGATACACAGGGTGGTTACTACTATCCAAATGGTAAGACAAAATCTAACTCAACAACATTAAACGCATACTCTGCTACAGAATATGCTTCTGAGCGTTTCAAGTTTAATGTAAAAACTGACCTTCTTGAGGTAGTTAAGAGTTTAAGAAAGCGTCACGTACCTGTATTCGCAGACGGATATTATCGTTGCATAGCTGACCCTTCACTAATGAAGGATCTCAGAGCAGATCAAGGCTTCCGTGAGGTAGCTAGATATCCAGGAATGGGTCAAGGTTCACCTTTAATGGGTGCAATGGGTCCTAACCAAGCTATTTATGGCGGTGGTCAGTATGGACAGGCTCAGTTCGTAGCTGGTGAGCCAGTTATGCCTTCTGGATTCGTATTTGAAGGAGTAAGATTCTTTGAATCTACAAACTTCCCATCTAAAACAATTACGGTCGATATTGGAGATGGAAATGGAGCTGTATCTAAAACAACTCCAGCAGGACTATTCTTTGGTCCTCAAGCTATCGGTGTTGGTATCGGTGGTCCTAACGCTCAAGTTCTAATTAACAACAACGACGATTTTAGTCGCTTTATCATACTGATTTGGCAACTATATGCCGGGTTTGCGAACTTGAATAAGGACTTCATTACCACTGCCTTCACAATTACAGAGTAATAGGAGGTATTTACTAATGGCAACTTACAAGAGTAACGCAGGAGCAATCCTACAACCTGGTAATCAGATTAACAAATTATCCGGTTATAACAAGGAAGGTGTTCAGGGTTGGCCTGGAATTGAACTCTTTGAACAGGTTGGTTATGTAAAAGTAACTAACTTGTCAGCTGATCAAGCAAACAATAAGAGTTTCAATATCACTGTCCCTTCTCCAGACAGAAGAGTTAGTGACAGGGTTAGAGATGATCGCACGAGTTTAGTGGTCAGTGCAAGTTCAGATAGACCTGCATATGTTTATGGAGCTTCTATAGCTATTGCACAAGACGTACCTGCAGGTGGTCTTCCTAGCTTTCCAGCATCTCCTATCACAGCAGATCTTGGTGGTACAACCGGTGAGATCCTACTTTTAGGACCTGACAATAGTGGTGTTCCACTCGGTGTTCCTTCCTCACAGTTAAATGGTTTAGCAGCTGCATCTAGTTCTATAACTGCAGCAAGCTCATTATTTGCTCAAGGCTTAGCAGATACAACAACTGGAGATTTTCCAGCTTGGACATCTGTGACAAGCACAATAGCAGCAGGTGATGCAGCTAATTCCATGATGTACAAAGTAACAGCGGATACAACTTTTAAAGTGTATAATTTAAACGCTATTGCTAACACTACAATCACTGGTGATGGAGTGTTCATCTCTCAAGATGACTCAGATGCAGGTAGAGCAGGTTATATCGTTTGTAGAGTTAACTACTTACGTCCGGCTGCTGCTGTATCTTGGAGTGACGTTTCTTCTCTTGTGGACTTTGCTTCACAGGTTGGCGGAACAGATTCATAATTTATATCTTTATAAATTTACTAAAAGGCGAGTCTCTCGACTCGCTTTTTTATTGTCAATAAAAAATTATTAAGGTAAGCTAAATTAGAAGAAAGTAATTTTTATTATGTTATATCAACACAAAGTAACTGGTGGCTTAGTTGAGAAAATATCTCAACACGGAGAAGGTATCTTCATGGTCGTTAATGCAAATGACGAGGTGGATTATGTTCACGAAGATGATTTAATTCCTCATTTAGAAGCAACTACTGAAAAAATAAAGACAGAGGAGAGACTAACTGCAGAATTGCAATCTACTGGCGATAAAACTGCAAAACCAACCAATAAAGAAACTTTCCCTCTTGATACACGTTTAAATATTAATACTGCAAGTGCAAGACAAATAGCTGATAGTTTGCCCGGTGTTGGTTTAAAAACAGCTAGAGATATAAAAGATCTTCAAACAACAATGACAGGAGAAAGATATACAAAACTTGAACAATTAAAAGGTATCAAAAGAATTGATTGGGATGCAATTTTTAAAGAGAACTTAGTGAGAGTAGACTAGTAACAGGTGTATTTTACTTGTTTGAATGAAGCTCGATACCTTTATACAGTCAAAAGTACGTTGGCATCTAGGTTACAACATTACTTCTATACCAGCTGGTGATCAAGCTAGGTTAGAAGAGGCTATAAATAATGTACAAGATTCTTTTTGGGTCAGTAAAATTATTGAACAGGTGAGTAGATGTGATGAAGCTGAGAAAAGAACTGATATGACGGGTAGTATTAATAATGATAATATTCCAAAAAATAGAGTAGAAAGTATACTTGGTGACGTTGACCGTACTGTTTCAACATCTGATTTTAGGCAAACTTTAAAAACTTGGACTGAAATATACATTTACGAAACAGATAGACTAGCAATGCATCTCTACGTCCCAAATTATCGAAATCCAGAGCAAGCTAGATACAGATTTAACCGAGAAGGTGCAGAGTTTATACAAGCTCTTCCTGGGCCAGCTGATGTAGCTGTAGGGACACGATTATTTTTAGAAACAAATCATAGGTAAGTGCAAATGTCTGTTTTACCTAGAACACAACTCGGATATACTTTAGGCATAAGGAGAAATAGAGATATCTATGGGCAAGGTGAAAAGCTTGCTAAAAATCCTTTTGAACAAAGTAGAGGTCGTATTAGAATGGCAGGTGATAGACGATTAGATATCTTTACTGCAGAAAGGGATTACATGAGAGCCCCAACTGTTAGAGGAGATTACCTTCCTAATCGTTTTGTATCATCAATACCTGTATCTAGATTGGAGAATTCTGATGGCTAAAGGCAAAATGCCTCCTCAACTTCTTGAGTATTTTAAAAATAAAAACAAAAAGAAAGAGGACGGTAGTGGTGAAAAAATGTCTGATAAAGAAAAACGCAAAGAAGCTTTAGATAAAGCTAGAGATGCTAAAAGTAAAAAAGAAAAAAAAGAGAAAAAATAGGAAAAAAACCTTCCTATATAATTAAACTAAGTCTTTTAGAAAGTAACAGTGTCAAGCAGTAGTTCAAACAAACAACCATTAATGGTGGATCGTCCAGCAACCGCCTCCACATTAGTCACGGTTTCTTCAGGTCAATCTTTCTTAACCAGTTTGATTCCTACAGCGGTTGGTAATGCTACTAAAATTTTTGACGTTGACTCTGGATTGACGGATACTGCAATCAGTGGGGCTTATGTTGATGAAATATTCTTTAGATATACAAAAAGAGTTTTACAAACAATAGATGCCGTTTCCGCTACAACAGGTACTTACTCTGCTAATGGAACAACTTGTACAGTTACTTTAAGTTCTGGACATAATTTAGAAATTGGTCAGAATGTATTTTTAGACTTTAAAACTTACAGTTCAGGATCTGTACCTTTGGATGATACTTTTGAAGTAAAGAATACAACAAACTTTACTGCAACAACATTTGATGTAGATATTCCTGCAGTAGGAGGGACTATAACAGGTAATGTTGATGTTTCTTTACCTACTGATTTTTGTTTCTATCTTGTAAGCACCGGTACAGTCACTAATATAAATCAATTCTTTCCATTATTTGTAGCTAGTGTTGATTGTAGCCAACAAGAATATAGTTTAACTTTAAATAAAAAATTACCTTTTATAAATCACCCTACAGTTCAAGCAGGAAATAATTTTGGATCTGGAAACAATGAAATAGCACCAAAACAAAGAGGTTTGATGCTGAGAAGAGGTCAGTCTTTATATGTAGCAGCAAGTGGAGCAACTGCTTTGACTAATGGTTTTTACTGTAATGTGCAGGGAGGTTTCTACTAAAAATGGAAGATTTTTTTGGAGAAAAAATAGCCACTAGTAGACAAGTTGGAGGTCCAATACAAGGTTTTACAGAATTATTTAGACAAGCTTATGATCAAGGGGCGTTTGATCCGGAAAAAGAACAATTTAATAAAATAAAAGATCAACTTCTCAACAAAGCCTTTGCGAAAGTTAAAAATTTAATTTACAGACCTGAAGAGGATAATTTAGGTATAGAAACAATGCCGTATGATCCTGAAAATGATGATACATATTTTCAGAAAATGCCATATAATTCTGAAAAAAACAATTCATTTAAGAAAATGTTAAGGAAAATTAACTCTGGCGTAAATACATCTTTAGATCTTGGAGGTTTTGGAGCACAAAGAACTTTTGGGAATCCAGATAAAGGTTTGTCTGGATCAGTCAATGTAGACAAAAGATTTCAAGGGCCTACTACCTTAGATATTATGGGTGAATATAAAAGAGGACCATTTAATTTTAATGTTCATGGAGGTAGTCATGGTAATTATGGAGCTAATGCTAATGTAAATTTGAGATTTTAAAATAGTGGCATTCGAAATAAAAGATTTTGGAAAATCATCAAATTTCGATTTTAACAAAAAATTTAAAAATTTTGATAGTAAACCAAAACAGCCAAGTATTTATCCAAGAGGGGCTGATGGTTATGAGTTTGAGAGTGAAGTAAAATTTTATAATCAAGATTCTTTATGGACTAGATGGAGAAGAGGTTATGAATTATATGTAATGATGCAAACTATATTAGGATCAACTTCAAAAGAAAGAGATAAGAGGGGAGATTATAGATTATTTTTTACATTTCAACAGTTTCCAGGTGTTTTTATTCCTGCCAGAATATTTACATTTCCTTCTAAAAATAAAGAATTAGGTGAACATGTCTGTGGGATGCGGGATACAGATGGTTTTAGTTTTTACGATTTTGGTTTACCAATTCTTGCTGTAAGATACTTGGCACCTTCAGTAGAGGCCACTTATCAGCAAAATGGAAATACTTTGATTGTAACTAAAACTGAGCATGGATTATTTCCCGGTGACGAGGTTTTTTTAGATATATCTAGCGGAAATGCAGTTGATGAAACTTTACAAATTGTGAGCAAGACACAAAATACATTTACTCTTACAGCAACAAATTCTTTAACAACTTCAGGTAATGTTATTTACCATAATTCCACAACATTTAACGACACTAGATGGAGATTTGTAAGAGTTAAATTAAGAAATTTGCCTACAGAAGTTGCATTTCTTACTGGTGAAAGAATGGCAGATCGAATAATAGAGAAAGATCCTGGCATTTCTTCAACATATACACGATCTGGTTCTAATGTTACTGTTACTTGTAATTCAGTCCACGGCTTATCTACAGGTAACAAAGTATTTTTAGATGTAAGTACTGGTAATGTTCTTTCT